GTCTACATCATCCAGCGCCTTGGCTGTAGAGGTAACCGTGCCGTCATCGTTGTAGCCCCAGTTGTACAACCGGCTATCAGGATGCGGCTGCTGCACGATCTCGGTGATGCCTAGTTCTGCCTTACGCTCGGCGCTGTAGGTGTGCCAGCTTGCTGGGTGCGTGACGCCGGTCTGATCGGTCCACGCTTTGCCGGGTCGAATGGTCTGCCCGTGGCAGCATTTGAAAATTGATGTCATTTATTTATCCTTATCTTGCTGTAGCTGGTGCTGCGCCGTCACCGCCGAATGGATGTTCTGCGAAGGCCATGTAGATGTATGGTGCGCCAGATGCGTTCATTCCGCCGTTAGCTTGTCGCAACTTGAATCCATTGCTCAAAAAATCCAAATTGTTGTCACTTGTCAGTATGCTTTCTGCGTTGCTGCTGTTTGGCTCTAACTTGTGATCAGCAACATTATATGGATCACGTTGCGTGTCATACATTTGCCATTCTTGGGTGGTATTAGTTCTTTTTAGTATAACAAAAGCAGGTTTGAAGCCGGTGTAAACAAAAGTCCCATCTGTCGATCCATTGCCCGTGTAAGTTCCGAGACTGCTATAGCCGGGAATTTCTGCAAAGCAGTACATCACATACGTACTGCTGCTTGCGTTAACACTAGCGTTTGTTCCTATTGACACAACGCTGCTGGTCGGCACAGTGCTGTTCCAGATAGCGGCAACGCTGGCCTGTCCATCTGTATTTTCCAAATTCAGAAAATAGCTTCCGTTGGTCAGTCCGGTGTGCCAGACACGCCAACTTTCAGAACTGTTGCGCCGTTTGACAATGACCATTTTTGGAGCAACACCCAGCCCATGCCCAACCGTAGCGTTTGATCCTGTGCCGGTGTACGTGCTGATACTAAACCCGGCGGTCGTGTTAGCAGATGTCGCAGTTGTGTTGATGCTGCCATCTTCGTTACTGCTGCCAGCGCCGTTGGCTTTCCACTGCCACCCAACGTAGGTTGCTGAACTGGTGTTGTATGAACCATCAGTGCCAACGGTGAAACCAGCAGAGTCAAAAGCAGTCAGCCCCTGTGCAACTGTTTCTTCAGCACTACTATCGTTTGTATTTATTTCTTTGGTAACACCTCTTAGTACATCAGTTACCACATGTTCCGTTGCGCCAGATCGTCCTTTGATCCAGACCCAATCAGGCTGGAATGTCGAGTTACCCGACTGAGTAACGGCTAGGGACGAACCTGTACCCGTATAAAGCGTAGGCTGAAAATACGCTGACCCATCTGTGATCGATGGTATGGGAAGGTTGGCGGTGTTTACTGCTTTGTACCCAGCAGGAGGCGTCGTTCCCCAATCGGCTTCAGCAAACTGTGCCGTCCATGCAGCTTGTGTGCCGCTACCAGCAGCGTAAAGGACAACAGGGTAAAAGTCACCGGTTAGGCCAGTAATTGCAGCGCCGGTAGATGCCGTTGACGGGTCACCACTGTTCTGAACTACACCGTCGATGCTGAACCACAATGCACCACCTTTGAGATAGACGCCGATAACTTTGTTTGCTGTACCAGACCACGTACTGCCATAGGCACTAGTACTGCCCTGATTGTTCAAATTACCAGACCAGCCTTCATAATAGTAACGGTTGGTTTCGATGGAAGATAGGCTAGTAGCTGCCCCAATCTGGCTTGTTTGACTTGCAAGAACAATCCCAACACCCGGATATGTTGCAGCGGTGGTGACTTTCATCTCCCAGTACCAGCCGTTGCTATCCGTAGCATCAACAGCCATCGTGCCTAGAGCAGCTGCGTCAGCGCCAGTGCTAGTAACAAGATTACCGTCGCTGAGAGTGTATGTGTCGATCCAGAGTGGGTTAAACGTGCAATGGTTATTCGTCGGCGTATCCAGCATCTGGTCTGTGGTGGCTAGTCCGCTGCTGGTGAAATCATTGCCGTTACCGCTTACGTCTTTACCCAGATCAGAACTGTCGGCAAAGTCGAGATGGAAGCCATTGCTGCCATAGCTACCTGTGTATGCCTTCGGTATCCACACGCCATCGTCGTTGTATTCACCTAGATCGGTTGGTGCTAGCGCAGTGCCATCGACAAAGTGCATTTCTGCACAGTAGCCTTCAAATTCCCTGCCCGGAAAGCCCGCCTGATCGAAAAGTTGAAATGTTCCGGCTTGATTTGTTCCGCTGTCTACGTTTGCAGCCGCAACAGTACCGCCGCTTTTTAAATTACTGTCTACGCTGACGCCGTTGACATAACGCCTTGCCCGTGGCGTTGTACCACCGTCCGTATCCCAAACGCACATATAATGCGACCACGCTGATGGGTCTCTATACATAATGGTTGTCGCCTGATCTTCACGCCAAGCCCCACCGCTACGTTCAGCCCAATACCAATCGTCGTCGCCGCCTGAAATAGACGAATGAAAACGAAAAATTGACCGATTATCTCCGTTTACATATGTGCCGCCGACGTTGAAACCAAGACCCCCATTAGTTCCAAAAGTGCTGCGTTTAAGCCAAAACGAAAAAGTCCATGTTCGCAGATTGCCATCCGAAGATACCGTGCGGGACATATCGCCAGTGCCGTCTAGGCGTAAAGAATTTCCAATCTCGTAGGCAGCGCCGCCAGCCGCTTTGGATGTGCCTTGGATGATCGACATTAAGCAAACACCGCACTGGTAACGACATAGGCATTGGTGCCGTCGTCGTAGTAACTGAGCCAATATGTGCCAGCGGTGGAGATCGTCGTTGCCAGATTAGCATCGCCCTTGGTCGTTGCCGCCAAGCTGATCGCGTGACCGCCGCTGTTAATCAGCAGGATGTTGCCTGACTGTCCAGCGGTGTGGTTTGTAAACGTCAACGCACCTGCGCCGCTAGGCGTACATTTGAAGTTATTGGTTCCGGTGTCGCCGATATCAAAAGACAAGTCATTGTCCGTGGTGATCGTGCCACGCTGGCTCACGGTGAACGTCTGCGCCGCATCGGTCACAGCGTTGTCAGCATCGAATGCCTGAACGTCCGTGCCGATAGCCACGCCCAAGTTTGTTCTGGAAGTTGCAGCTGACGCAACATCGGACAGGTTGTTCGCCGCAACCAACAGACCAGCCGCACTGATCGCAGCTACCTGCCACGCGCTGCCGTTGTAGACCTTCAACTCATTTGACGTGGTGTTGAAGTAGAGGTCTCCGGCCTGAAGCGCGGAGGTGTCAGCCCGCTGCGTCGGGTCAGACGCGGAGGGGCCAATGTATACGTCAGCGAAGTTAGTAACGTCGGTGACGTTGGCGGCCACCGTCGTAACGTCCGCGCTGATCCCAGCGACCGTTGCAATATCGGTGCTGTCGGCGGCCACTGTCGTAACATCGCTTGCAATACCTGCGGTCGTCGTCACGTCGCTGCTAATCCCTGCAACGGTCGTAGTGTTGGCTGATATCCCGGCAACCGTGGTGACGTTTGAAGATATATTCGCGACGGTCGTGACGTTCGCGGACACGCCAGCGACTGTATTAATGTTCGTAGCGTTTGCGGCGACGGCATTGATGTTCGTCTGGTCACCCGACGTGGGCGTTGTCCGCACCCAAGCCGACCCGGTGTAGACCATCATCACATTGTTTGATGTGTTAAAATACAGCGCACCCGTTAGCAATGCGTCGCCATCATTGTCGGTTGATGGGTCGGAAGATTTCTGCCCAAGGTAACGATCATCAAAATTGTCATAGCTAGTTGCCGCAGCCGCCGCGCTACTAGCTGATGCCGTTGCACTGTTTAAAGCATTGGTTGCGTATGTCTGGGCGCTGCTAATTTCCGCTGCTGTTGGCCCAACAATAAAACCATCGGCGCTTTCGTTGATAACTAGCGCCGTGTTGGCGGTAATAGTGGTTGGCAACGTCGGGTCAAAACTGCCGGTGTAACCGTCAGGAAGCTGCGCTGTGCGACCTAGCGCCCGCTGCTGCTCCTGATTTACAGCCGTCAGCCGGTCAAGGGCTTCTTCGTGACTTTCGGCTGGAAATGGATCGTTCTCAACGTAATCCGTTTCTTGCGTCTGCGTAGTAGTCCGGTTAATTACCCACTTAACCGTGCTGGCTGGGGCAACTGCCGCAGTTACCGTGCCGGTTGCACCGTTACCACCGGAAACCGTAAAGTCAGAACCGTTTGATTTGACACTTTCAGCGCCGGTTGCAATAACAACTTCAACAACCTCAATCTCGGCGCTAGTGCCGGTTCCGAAGAACACATAATTGACCGCAAACTCAGTCGTGCTGCCGTTTCCGGTGTAGGAAACCGTATTAGTGGTGCTGGAAATCGTCATTGTGCGGTTCCTTCGTTCACTGGCTCAGTATAGCCCGTATATGATCTAATGGCTTTATAATATTGACGCAGTTCTTCTTGTATCTCAGGCTCCGCCTGACCAATCGCCACCAACCTAGCAACGTGGGCGGATACGTCTTTGCTTATTTGACTAGCCGGTGTTGATAGCCATTTGACAAAAGCAGGGTTGGTCATAAGTTTTGCTGCGCCAATCGGTGCAAGAACGCTTCCGGTGACCATTGCAGCAGCCACACCGGGCTGACCAGTCAATACTTTCTCCGCTGCTCCTGTTAAAGACCCCCAGAACACCATCTGGTCAAGAGCGCCAGCGGTGTTGGAAAAGTTCGTGTAGCGTTTTACCTCTTTAAGCGCCCCGACAACATCAACTAAATTCATTAAATCTTTAGACACCCCAGCAAACTGAGTGCCGCCGAAAAGTGCCTCCATTCCTTCGGGGCCATTTTTTTTGATTTGAGACAGATTCTTCATAAACGTCGCAACGCTAAACTCCGCGACATCGCCAACCTGCGCCCCAGCATTTTCACGACCAAGGTTATAAAGGGCGGAACTAGCAACATCTCCCCATTCGTCTGGCGTAAAGTTTTCGCGCAATCGCTGGAGCGCCTTAATGCCCTCTTTCCCCATGCCTTTTGCGGAAGTCATGATGTAGTCATAAGCCTGATTGTCAGCATCAAAACTTCTGATTTTGTCAAAAGTTTTCTGCGCCGTATCCGCAAAAATAGCGCGCTCTGTGTCAATGACCTTTAGCTTTGCACCCAATTTAGGATTAACACTATTCGCGGCAACAGCAAGGTCATCAGTGATTCCCTTATAAATATCATCCACCATGCGATCATAATCGCCTTGGGTACCTGATATCTTTTTGCTTCTAATCAGCCGAAGTTGTGTTCTTAAATCTCTCAACTGCTGGAATGTCATATTGCCTGTTTCAGCAAATTTGCTTAACGCATCATATTTTTTAACTAACGCCAACAACTGACCTGTAGGCTGTGCGTCTGCTGGAAGTTCTGCAAGTTGACGAAGAACTGGTTGCAATGCCGCATTTACAGAAGTCATTTCGGTGACAACTGTATCTGCGCCAATTTCGTCAAATACCTCATCATATTTTTTCGAGAAACCATCTCTAATGCGCTTTTCAGCGGCTTCAACAGATGATTTCAGTGCCGCACCGGCCTCATTAGGTGTTCGCACTTGTCCCATTTTAGATGCAATACCGCGCAAGGCGTCATTCAATTGAACAACAACTTTCTCAGCCTGTTTTTGCATAATGGGAGCTGCGGCCATACGTTGCTCAAGTCCAGCGCCCATCCGTCCAAGCATACCTTTACGACCAATTGCAGCGCTGACCGGCTCAATCCCAAGAGATTCAAACTTTGCAATCAAATCAGAAGCCGCGTTACGGACTGTGGGCGAAACTCCTGTCAAAACACGTTTACCGGCTTCGGCCAGCATTCTCCCACCCTTTTCGCCGCTAACAGTTAGAACAGCACGGGTTCCGCTTTCCGTAAATTCACCAGCAATAGTTTTTGGCGCTCTTACGCGGCCACCAAAAATGCCCGTCAAGGTGTCAAATGCCCTCGCTGAAAACTCAGTGCCAGCAACTAGTCCGCCATAAGTTCCCGGTCCCGGACCAGCCAATACAGTCCCGCCAAGACCACCGAGCGTTCCGCCAACAATTTCAAAACCTGTTTTGGTAAGACTAGCGACATCTCCTAAATCTAGTCCCGGCGGGTTGTATAGCGTAAATTTTTTGGTGTCTGGGTCAAAAAACAGGAAATTGTCTTCACCGTACGGAACTGTTCCGGGGTAATATTTGTTTAATGTTGCCAGCTTTTCGTCCGTGGTTTCCAGCTCTCCGACCATAGCTCTAACCAAACCCGGCGCACCGCTTTCGCTGTCAATGTTTTCCCGTTCCCAAGACTTGTCCGTCTGTGCCTTTTTGGCTGCGTATGCTGGGGTGCTTTCGTATTTAGTAATAATTTGATCAAGTTCTTCTTGAGTCACATCAGCCGGAAGTTTGAACCTTTGCCCTTCATATTCAAATATCTTCACTTGTGGCACTGCGGTTGGTGCAACAGGCGCTGGCTCTACAGGCGCGGGTTCTACGACAGCAGGTTCTTCTGCAACAGCAGGTTCAACAGATGCTGGCTCAACTGGCATCTCGGAAGACGCCATTTGCACCGGCTCTGCCTCTTCGGCTGGCAACACTTCAGCTTGCTGCTGCGGAATTATAGCAGAAAGCGCACCAGCAACCTGATCCACATCAATCTGACCACCAAGAAGGTCTAAGGTTTGCGGCTCTGCCATGTTATTGAGTGCCCGTATTTAATGTGCCGTCAGGATTTCGCGTTACAACCACAACACCCGGATCTGCTTCTTTGGCAGCAGCAGCAGCATCAGCGGTGCCGGTGCCGCCCACTTCGTCAACCTGTTCCTTTTCCAACGGAACTGTTCGAACTTTGTTAAACAACAAATCGTAAGTTGCTTGCGGATACCCCATTTGCATTATTGAGTATCCTGTGTCTTTAAGATAACCATCAATTGTGGTTTTCGAGACTTCGTTTGCTCCAGAAGTGAACGCCCTTGCAGCTAGTATAGCTTGCTCGACAAGGGGTCCAGAAACTGCTTCGCCTTTGGTTAAACTGTTTATGGCTGTCTGGAAACGAGTTTTCGCGCTAGATGCAGATTCCGCTAGTTTTATGTCGGAATCTCTAACAACAGCACCGTCGTCAATCATCTTCAAATAACCTTGCAGAATACCAAGCCCAGCAAGAGGGTTTGTTTTGTATTGAGCATAAAGATTTTCAAGCATTGATGACTGCCTTTGAATCTCTGTAGATGCTTCCATGTACGGCTTAATGCGACCAAAAACACCCTTCGGGCTAAGTTTTCCACTCGGCAGGAAGTCTTTATTGTAATCAACAGGCGGTACCTCTGGCAATTTAACGCCGCCAAAAGAGGCTTTTATATTTATAGGAAGTTTATTAAATTCATCCTGAGTCATCATGCCATTTTCTACTAATGACTTACCTGTTGCTGTGATTTTCTCTCCTAATGTTGCATCAGGAGCAACTGTTGCATCAGCAATAAAGTTTGCTGCTTTTCTTGGGTCTACGGGATACCCAGCAGCGCGAATCACATCAAGTTGTGCAACGCGCCCAGCCATTTCAACGCGAGCTTTTTCTTGAACCTGTACGAAATTAGCTATCTGCTTATTGAACTGATCCTTTTTTGACGGATCAAGATATTTCATCAAAATTGGATTATCCATCAGCATAGAGTTTGCTTCTTTGTATTTTCCGGCATTAAGCAAACCGCTGACGGCGTACTCCATAACTAAAGAACGCCCAGCGTCACGCTCGCTGCGTTCTGTTGCGGGGTCAAGCGCCACTGAATATTTATTGATAATAGCATCGACCGCATCAAAATTTTTACGAAACATTGCAGGGTTTTTAGCAACTTCAGCCGCAAGAGGCGCAATTTCCTTTTGCGCTATGCTCGTTATATATTTCCGCTGCTCAGTGTTTTGATACTTGATCATCTGATTAGCGTATTGACCAGCGCGGCTTCTTAAACTTGCCTCAAGCTGCGCTTTTGCGTTTGCGCTCCCGCTAAAATTATTAACGGTTTGCATAATTCGCTGTTCAGTTTCAGCGTTAAAATTACCAATTGTATTTTGATTGGGGTCAAGAATATTTCCAGCTTCAAGTGCGGTGTTATAAGATCTCAAGGTTTCTTGTTCAAACTGATCGTTAGCCACGGCAGAACTAATGATATCTTCACGCGCCTGTATCCGACCAGCAGCCGCTTCAAGCTGTCCTGCGACCTTTGTCAGCCCTTCGCCAACAGCGGAAAGCGGGCTAGATGCCAGAGATAGCGAGACTTGCTGCTGCCCGGTGCTGCCGGGAACAGATGCTCTGCTTGTGTATTTCGGAACCATTGCCATTTTTCAAAAACCTTATTTTGAATATTTTGCGCCCATTTGAGCGGTTGAAGACGCACCTGTTAAGAGCGAACCTATTGCAGCGCCTTGAGCCTTCTGTTTTGCCGCAGCGCCTTCCATTCTTGCAACTGTCGCCCTCTGCTGTCCTGCCCTGTAGCCCATTTCACCGCCGTATCGTATCGCAAGGTTTTCAAGTTCAGCTTCTTCGGCGCTCATATCAACGACATCCTGCATATCAAGCAATTCGCCGCCTGTAGCGGCCATAGAAGCTCGCTGAGTGCCAGCGAACAACCGTGCCTGACGTTCCTGCGCCCTAGCGTCGAACTCGGCCTTCTGACGCGCTGCAATGGCATCGTTCTGTGCAATCTGTGCGTTGTAATTTGCAAGATTCTGCGCTGATTTGCCCTGTTGTATTGCGCCGACTGTGCTAGTTACCGTTCCTGCGGCGGCAGTAGCAAGCGCGGCAATTTCTAATCCAGTACACATATCAAACCTTCGTCGTATTAAGTTCTGGCATAATTGCCAAAATAGTAAACGGAAGCGGCTGGTCCTGCACTAAGAAAATATAACCGTCCTTGTCCCAGTTGCGCGCAAATTCAACTTCTTTGTCGCCTGTAAACAATGCCGGTGCTTCATCCATGTCGTCCGCGCTGGACCGAAAAGGAATAATGTCCAGACGATCCGCGCTTGGGCCGTGCTTTAATCCAAGCGTATCAAAAAGCCGGTATGTAATTCGGGCAATGCGTTTCTTTTTACCCTGCGCTGTTCCATCTCTCGCTCCTGCTTCAATACGCATAGTTTGCAGCGTAGATGTATACGGCAATCCAACATGGACAACTTCATAAGAACCGTTCAACGTTATCGACCCGCTTGAAACCGTGCGGTCTGGATGGGCAGCGCCATTTGCCAACACTGAAACAGTTTGGCCTTCAAGATGATCCAAACCAAACACGGACGTTACGCCGCCGCCGTTATAAGTAAGCATGGAATCAAGATATGTGGCGTTTGTCGTGTTCACTGTAACTTCAGGCATACCCGGCGTTAGAAACTCAATATATCGAACTGATTGACCGTTGATTGTGCGCTGTATAACCGCCCACAGATCATCACGGCTTCCGGTTGTGTTGGGAATAACTGCAACGCTTTCAACCTTGGCATCAGCGCCGCCAATAATGTGTCTATGCCAGCCAACAACATCTTGTGCGCGTTCATATGTCATGCCCACAAGAACACCGTCAGCCCGAACCAGCCACACAATGCTATCCGGCTCTTGCTGGTACGCCATATCAACAACGCCGCCTTCCGTAATGTGTTCCGAAAGAATGGCGAGGTCGGGCGCGGTATAAGCGTCACTTTCAAACTGGTAAACGTATTCCCGGACCTTACGGTTGGCCCGTTGCAGGAATAGAACGGAGTTACCAACCTGCGGAGGCGTTACTGCGGCGCTGCCAAACGTAGTTTGACGAACAACGCGGGTATTTGTGGGCGATAGCGGGCTGTTCTGATCGCCTTGCGATACAATAAATTCGCCGCCAGCAGTGCCTACGGACAACACCTTACCGGCCCTCATCCAGCGGATTGTATTTACCTGATCGGTCGCAATGGTATAGACAAACCCGCTATCGTCCAGAACGTTCCCATCATTGTCTGTGGGAGCGTGGTTGTAATAATCAGCAGACACAGAGAAAAACATAGATTGCGGTCGGCTTGTTGTAGCTGCCCAAACTAGGCGCTGCTCAAAAAACGTAACGACAGATGGATATCCGGTTGTTTCAGAAAACGCGCCTAGCCGCCACCCGGTTACCGCCGTGGTTGCGGAGGCGTTTGGCCCAATAAAATCAGCCGTGACGTGCGTTGTATCCGCTCGCGCAGTAATTTCTAGGTACGTCCAATCGTTATTGGTATCTTCAAAACGAATTAAGCGGCCTACATCCGTAGAAAGAAAACCAGCACCATCGTTGATTCCGGTCACTGCTGAAGCGGTCACTGTTACCCCGGTGCCTGAAGTGGCCGAAAGGCCCAACGTCGTCTCTGTGGCGTTCACAGGATCATATGGGCCATCTAAAAACTGGATAATATCTAAACTCCAGTTTGTATCGGCCAACCTAGATAATGTTCGTGGTTCATGGTTCTGGTGCGCTATATACAGAACGTCAGCAGACTGAGTAATGACTAACTCAAACAATTCATCTTCAAGATATGGAGTTGATACTTCGTATGCGCTGCCTTTAGAAAAAGGCGTGTCAAACACTTCAGAAAACGGACCAGACGATATCTGACCGTAATTTCTATAAAACCGAACGTATTGATCGCCAAACTCAATTATGTATGCCTGAGTGGCGCTGAACTCAAATGGCAGTATTCGAGTTTTTTTGCTGCTATCTTTCACTTCGGCAGAAAAATAAAACCCGCCCCGGCGAGATGCTGGACCGTGCTTCTGCACAATCATATTTTCAAGCGTTTGACAGCCGTTGGGATATTTCTGAAGGTCAACGCGGCCTTCAAGGCGCGGCGAAAGTTCGCCCGCCGTAAAATTAGTAAATATCGGCGCTGAACGCGGCATTTAATATGTGCCGTTTACGCTCACGGTTTGCCCGCCAGCGTAATTAAGACGACTGTCCAACCAAGTGTCAGCAATAATTTCCCTGTATCCGCTTTCCTGTGCGTCCATTGATCGAGCATCAGCAAGTTTTCGCTGATACATCTCCATCATGTTTGAATAAAGCGTATTGCTTTCAGCCAACGTAACAGCCAACTCAGCAGCAATCCGGGCAGACAAAGCCTCAACAAACATAGAATCAAAAAGATTTACATCTTCAACGCGGGCCAGATATAAAATTTTGGCAGTGCCTTCGTTAGTCAGCAGTTTCCCGCCTTCGATCTGGTAAAACATATCCATATTTTCCATCTGCAACACCCGAAGGCAGTCAGAAGGAAGATTGTACTGGTAAGCAAATTCAAAAGCTGGCGCTGTACTGTTTTGCGCCAGTTCAACACGATTGACGGCAAAATTCCAAACATGGTCGCGAAGACAAGAGTCACGGACCTGTTCATAAATAAGATTAGCGGCACGAGCCGCTTCACTGTCTTCGGTCAATGTTAGAATGGCGTTTGCACCAATCTTGACCAAGGCATTGTTTACAATCTGAACAACAGAAGTCGCCATGCTGTCACCTTAGTAAAGTATGGGGAGGCCGAAGCCTCCCCAGCCTTATTACGTTGCGGAGAAGTACATATCCACAACAAGATTGCCTGAAGCTGGCAGGTTTGCAGCCGAAATCGTAATAAAGATTTCTTCGTTTGCAGTCACCGTAGCAGTTCCAGCGTTTACACCGAAGATTGCCGGAGCATTGGTAGCGGTCTGAACGGCGGCTGCTTTGTATTTAGCAACTGAGCCAGATACGCCAATGGCAATCTGCGCTGAACCCAGCGACGTGTCGGTGTTGACGACGCCGTACAGGAACGATTCACCTTCGGTTGCTTTCGCAATAACGATGGTGTCCGAAGTCGTCTGAGTGGCAAGCGTGATAGTGGCCCGCTTTACGCGGACGTTACCATCGACAATGCCACCAGACGGGAGGCTAACCGGAACTGCGGCGAGTCCGGCCATTTCTGCGCTATAAAGTACAGTCATTTTCTATGCCCTCCTTATTCGGCGCAAAGGATTTCAAGAACACGGGCTTCTTCCATGCGAGTGCCGCCGATGCTCATTGAGCAAAAGACCTGCGTTGCATAGTTTTTGTCCGCACGTTCCGAAATCTTCGTTGTCATGTCAGCACCGACGCCAAGAAGCAAACCTTCATTCTGGAATGCAAAACAGCGGCGATCACTAGAACCATCAACAGGAACCAGCTTGGTGCCGTCAATGCGCTTACCGTTCACGGATACAAATTCGAATCCCAGAAACGAATCGATCTCACCGCGAGCAAGTGCCTTGACAGTATTGAAATCTGAACTTTTGATTTCAGTCGTGTTCAAGAGATCGCTGATCTGCTCAGACGTACAAACAATGACGCGACCATTTTCAGGAACATCATCACCGTCCATTGTCTCTTTTGCCGACAGCAGCTTGGCAAGCGTAAGTCCGGTACCACCAGCAGCAATAGCCGTCTGACCTGCAACGGTAGTTCCGCCAGAAACGCCGGTAAAGGCATTTCCAAGGGCCGCATCAATCAGAACTTCGTCCATCGCACGACCCATGCTCATGGCCGCTGCGCGGGCATAATCAGAAGTCGGATCGATCAACATTCTGACTTTGTCCTCGTTGTCAATGAGGTCAGCCCAATCAAAATCTTCAAGGCTAACGCGACGACGTGCGTGAGGGGTGTCAACTCTGGGGGTGTCACTGTGGCGGCTCGTCCGACGCTGTGCGGACGTGGCACCAATCTGCTCGAAAAAGGCATTTTTGCCGGTAACGGCTTCTTCGCGAACTGAACCGCGCAACTTAGACCCGTCCTGCTGGACAAGGTGCTGGACGTTGGCGCTGTACTGTTCGACGAAAGCCGTTGTCACTTGGATAGACATACGGATTTCTCCTAAAGGGTTAAAACAGTAGTTTTCAGGGTTATCGTCTGGGACGGCCCAAGCTGCCTTCGTGCTTGTGCGGGTTCCGCAAGGAATTGTCCACCTATAGAAAGGCGACTTGATTGTATCTTATTTTTATGAATATGCAAATAGCAAAAAAACAGCAGCAAATTGCCACCGTTTTTATGCTTTAGATTTAGCGCCTGAACATTTCCATCTTTTGCGTGACAAGCGCAAAGGCGAATTTGGATTCTTTGCTGCCGCAGGGTGCTTTTTCATTTGACCAGCAGAACGAGCGCAGTAAGCGTCACCCTTTTTTGTTCCGGGTTTTACCCTAGCGCCTCCGCCTTTTGCTTTTCCGGCCTGACCATAACTGACACGCTTTCCACCAGCGGTCACTTTGACTTTTGCTTTGCCTTTGGCAGGTTTAGCGGCCATCGTTAAGACTTTCTTTTGGCAGGTTTTTTGGCTGTCTTTGCAGCCTGTTTAAACGCCTTTGCAGTCGGCGCACCTTTTGCACCGGGTTTACGCATTTTTTCTTTGCTACCAGAGGCAATGCGTTTTCTTTTAGCTTGGATGTTTGCGTACAGTCCCTTTGGCATCAATATTTTCCTCTTTCTTAATAGGTCTTCCACGTTTGGGCTTGGAAACAACCCAATCAAAATATCTTTCTGCTGTTTTAATTGTCTGATCTGCGGAACCAGAAACAGCTAAATTCAAACATTCTAGTCTGATTTGTTCTCTGTCACAAGTCACGATCATTCACCGTAGGCTTGGTTAAACAATGCCTGAACCTTCTTGACCATAGAATTATGCTCTGGGTGCCGCTTATCTGTATAAGCCGGGTGAGACATAATCGTTGCCGCTTCAGCCCTAGCTTCTTCTGGCGTCAACGCCATCTGCGTTCCGCTGGACGGTCCAGCCAAATCCTTGTCAGCCATTGTTGTCTTAGCAATATTAGCAAATGCCCTGAGAACATCAGGGTCATTGCCCATGCCACTGGCTTCCATTTTCGCTGCCAGTTCGTCGCCGCCGTATTCAGCAAATGCTTTGCGGGCAAAATCTAAATTCTGATCATATGCACGGCCCCACTCCTGACGCAAAGCAGTTTCGCCCTGTTCCATAGACTGATCAATGATACCTTTATAGGCTTCATGTTGATTACTCATGTTGCCAGCTTGCCATGCTACAAGGCTTTTAACTTGCTCTGCATTAAGGCCCAGCTTGTGCGCTTCCTGCTTAAACGACGAAAGCGTTTCATCGTTAAACTGACCAGCGATTTCTTCTGGCAAGTCTTCCGGCAGTTCAATTTCGTATTTTTCAGGGCTTTCAGGGCGACCAAGGAACTCGTAGACGTCATCCCAATCGCTATCCGTAACTGGCTTTGCAATCTTATCTCGCCCAAGGTGCGATTGCAGATTAACGTATGATGCCGCTAGGCTATCCACATCTTTGAATTTAGAAAAACTTGGGTTTTCCCGAAGGTCCTCTGACAACGACGAACGCCAATCGTCGTTGCTTGTTTCTGTCTGAGGGGCCGTTTCACTAACTGCTTCTGCATTATCCACCATATCGGCAGGTGCGGTATCGTTAGGCATTGGCTTCAATCTCCTGTGAAAGTTCTAAAAATCGTTCCGGTGTTTCGTCTAACATCGTGAGAACCATCAACGCAACATTTCTCATGCCCTCGTTAAAGGCAGCATTTTCCAACGCTTCGCCCGGAACAAACGAAGGCCGCAGAACACCGCACTCACGACAAATGTGGGAAAGAACTCGCTTGCCTTCTTCTGATCCGAAGACAAACCGAAAATCGTCTTTGCTAACTTTGGACAAGGTTTAACCCAGCCTCTCCTGCTGTTTTGGCAACATCAGCGCCTTTTTGCATCATGTCCATAACTTCAGCGCCCTGCATCATCTGCTGCTGCGCCGCTTGCGCTTGCTGCTGTGCTTGCATCTCTGCCATTAAATCATCGTCAGACTTTAGCAGCATTGGCGGAACGCCGTTAAGTTCCGCAATGTGGCGAACAGTGTCTGCGCCCTTAATAATCTGGGCAGCTTGCGGGTCCATACCAGCAATCGGACCAACAAATTCTAGCGTCCGCATAATGCCTTGCGTCTCAGTCTGGCGCTGCGCTCTCGCAAGAGGCGACACATATTCAATCTTTAGTTCTAGTTCAGATATGGACTCAGGTGGCTCCGGTAAACGACCAGCGCGAACCAAAACGCCATAGATGCGTTCTATCATAGGCCCAAGAAATTCTGACTGGAGCCGACCCAGAGTTGGCCCGAGTAGCCGCAACGTGCGCTCTGTGCGCTCAATAACCTCCGTCGCCGTCATGCGGGGTGCGCCTTGAAACTGCAACTGGTCAAGGAAGAACGTTGTGCGAATACGATCACGCAGATCGTTCATCATTTCGTAACTGAGGCCAATGTTTCCGCCTGTTTGAAGCGGCTCTATTCTAGCGCCGGTAGACGCACGATAATAATTCAGACCACCCGGAATAGTGCGAACCGGACCCAGTACGCCGTCGTCCGGCACCAGCAGCGGCGGATCAACAACTTTTTGCGCCGCTTTGATAGTGGTCTTCATAATTTCCTGAAGCATCTTGATATCAGGCAGCGCAGTCATAGCCGGGGACCGGCCAAACACTTCACCGACAGTTTTCGACCAGCGGCCAACCATATAAGGCATTTCGTCAAAGCCGCCTTCAGCCAAAACGTGCTTTTCTTTCTCATCGATGTAGACCGACGCGACCGGCAGCATGGTTGCAGCCTTTTTGCCCTTATCAACATCGTCGCGTGGATAAACGCAATGAAACAGTTCAACTTCTTTATCAAACTCTTTCTTTTCATACATTCTTTGGATGCGCGGAGACAAAGACTTTTCTCCCCACTTCTGCACAATCTGGCGCACAGTCATTTTGAATGTGCGGAAAACGGTGTCAACAATTCCATCCGCGCTTTCAGCGATAAATATCTCATCGATATGGATTGACCTGAAGCTGATGCCCTCGCGGGTTGTCGGCTCACCAACAAACATACAAGCCGTGCCAACAGAACAAAGCGACAAATAATATTCATGGATGTGGGACGGGAAGGCTACGTCTGGCGCGGAAAGTTCTGCAAGAATTACATTTGTGGTTTCTTCAAGCCACTGCTTCGCTTCAGCGTTATCTGCAAAATTGTCCATGCTGTCTTTGACGCGAAGGCTGAACCAGTTAGATGCCGGGTTGGTCAGCATTCCATGCAAACCAGCAGCAAGCATTTCGTTAGCGTGGATGCCTGTGCTGTCATAGACAAGCGTGGTTCGTTTGTCGCCTTTAGAACGATTCAGATTAAAATCAGATTCGTTAGGCAGAACAAAATTTGTCAAATCCTGCCAATGTGATTCCCACGTTCCGCGTTGCGCTTTTAGCTTGTTCTTACGTTTAACAAGATGGATGACTTGTTCTGAGCTAATCATGCCGACCCCTTAAACGGTTGGAAGTGCAAATGCTTGAAAATTAAAATCTTGGACCGTTACATTGGCGGTTGATGTTTCATTAGTAACATGAATTTCAATATAATCGTTTACACTCATCAGTGCGCTACCCTGCACCACAACCGCGCCTAGTTCGCCAGATGCGGTAACTTTGCGGCTTACAAGGCTGGCGTCCACCAATGAACCAGATGATGCGCTGTCGTCGTAATGCCAACCTTTAAGAGACAAAACCTGATTGTTAGACGCCGCCGACAACGAACAAGACGCGCTGAACAGTACAATCCTATTCGGCGCACCAATGTAACGCAGCCGCCCGGTGTTAGTGCTGTTATTGTCAAACAACAACTCATTGCCCGAAAGCGCCGTCGTTCCAGCAATTTTATAATAAGTGCCAGCGCTAGCAATGGTTGTAGCCGTTGCGTTGCCCTGCATGGAACACTCGCCAAAGCTGGGACGCAACGAAACAATCAAATCCCGCATATCGTTTGCGGTGATTTCGTTGGCCGCTTGCCCGTCCTGAAAAACAGCGGAGAGCAGCGTTGCCGTCGTGCGGACGGTGTCAACCATTATTCACCAAGCAGCGTTTTCCTGCCGCCTGTCCCCGTATCACCGGCATCTGAGCCAGTTAGAATTGTGGATGAACGCCCCTGTGCGCCAGCAGCACGACGACGAGCCGTCTGTTCAGCGGCACGGACTTCTTCGGCTGATTTCTCAGGCGGTGGAGGCGGAGGCGGAGGCGGGGCCGGGGCCGGAGAGCCGCCAAAGCCGGGAACTGTGAATAGCTGTTTGAATTTCATTGGACGCTTCCTTTTGGTCATCGACCGATATAGCTGGTGCGGCGTCACCGCAAATGTTCGCAAGGCGCAAACAACCTTAACATGACCGACGCAATTATTCATAACCAACGGAAACAAACGCGGTTGCGTTCCCCGTTCAACTTCAACAACTGCAAAACCTTGCGCCCGGTAATGCGTTGCTAGATCGTAATCATCCGCCGCTTCCGCTTGAATGACCGGCACACCTTGATGCCAATTGTAACTAATCCACGCTCCACGATCCACATCCTGCAACGCACACCAAACATGACGCCGCTTACGATTGAGCAACCACGCCAATGGATGTGCATTTTCCGCACCAAAGATCAACAGGCATTTCATAGCTTGACATCATAAATGATTATTGGGCTTTTTGTAAACGGTGTATTTTTCAGTATACCCCAACCGTTCATATAGCTGCCCAGTCCTGTCTGGTGTGATCCCCGCCGACACGCCTAGCAACGGTTCGGACACGCCGTTTTCACTACACCATGCGTCATAAGCCTTGACTAACCTTGCTCCCATCATGCCGCCCCGGTGTTCAGGTACAACGTATATCGCAAGGTCGCCGCTTGTCAGGTTATTGCCGAAGAAATGCGGCGCAACGTAGCCGATACAAAATCCAATAATTTCGCTATCGCGTTCAGCAACCAAGCACAGCCATCCATCAGGTTGATCCAGCATATTTGTGCCAAGGTGGCGCAGCTTCTCAGGATCAAAGTCAAGTTTTTCATATCTGCTTTCCTTGTGCATTGCCGCGCCCATGTCAATCAGGACGGGTATGTCCTGCGCGGTCATGGGTCGGATCATTTTATAACTGGTGTCTTGCCGGGAACTACAGGTTCAGCCGCGACAGCTTTTTGACGCCTAGCTGTTTGCGTTGCTTTGCTTACGTTTTTAGATTTACCTCCGCCAAGAAAAGCAGCTTTTTCAGATGCAGACGGCGCTAGTCCGGCAAACATACTGCCAAAACCCCTCCCCATTTGCGTCCTTTCTTCACCTGTTAAAACTTTACCGTCAGAGGATCTTGTGTATGTCAAGCCGGGCGAGGTAAAAATACGCCTTGAAACTTCTGGATCACACATATCAATATCCTTTCTTTCTACCCTTGGACTTCTTCTTAGGCTTGTCTTTGCCCATCTTGCGGTAGCCTTCGGTGAGTAGCGTTTTGATGCTGTCGCTCATTTCATTCCCCTATCGCCACGGCCTGACGGCCTCGGTAGTCGTTGGTTTCATAGTTCATAACGTTGTAATCCATATCAGCCACCGCTTGCTGGCGGTATACCTCGTTGCTTTTGTTGACCAGCTTCGGGAACAGTTCCGTAAACCCCCAGACCATAGCATCAACCCGGTCGGGTGATCCATCGCCTTCGTAACCGGACGCTGTGATCTGACACATCTGGCTTTCAAGCTGCGGAAACGTGCCGACGTGGTGGATGCGGCCAAGAGCGTACAGGGCGCTGATAGGTTCTGCTCTGACGTGCTTTCCTCGTGTCGCGTGTACCTCAATGATGTTGATGCCGGGGCGGACGCTGTTGAGGACATGGCGGCACATATCGCCGCCCTGATTCTTCTCAATCACGATCCCGTCAGCATCATATCGGTCGTACATAGCGATGGCCCGCCGCGCCCAGCGTTCAGGTGCGCCCTTGGTCGTGCCATCTTCCAGCATATAGCCGTGGCCTGATTGGCTAGATGCCACTGCTACAATACCGTGTTCGTCGCTGTGCGCCTCGCTAGACACCGCCGGGTCAACCGCGATCAGGATACGAGACAGATCGTTAGGCAACTCAGCTTCACGCCCTTCGTTGATGTCGCGCATATTCCAGATCGCGCCAACCGCTTGCGGTTCGTAATCGCCTAGCCAAATATGGCTGTAACGGTCAGGCCGCAGACGCCTATCAAGCGCCCGCTCTGCTTCCAATTCTTTTGGAAACCACGGGTTGCTATCGTAATTGACCTGCACAACTGCCGCGCCTTCTGGAACGTCATCGCCGCGCAGGAAGTTATCAACCGCATCCATACGGTTGCGCGGGTTCCAGCTAAAATACATCTGCGAACCGGGTGCGCGAATGGTCGGTCGCAATAGCTCCAAAGACTTAGCTGATAACGTTTGCGCTTCCTCAACCCACGCAATGCGGAAACCTTCCAACGATTTTATCGTCTCCGCCGTGTGATCCTGCATACCCATAAATATAACCAAACCGCCTTGCGGCGTCTCAATGCGGTCGTGCATGACCCGGAAACGGTTGGCAACGCCTAGTGCGTTGATCTTGTCAGCAATCAACCTGTAAGCCGATTCACGCAGGGATTTCTGCACCTCACGAATACAAACGGCGCGGATAGTCGGGTCTTCAATCATCCTGTCCACAATGCGTTCAGCAAAATGGTGAGACTTGCCAGACCCACGGCCACCGTGTGCGCCGAGATAGCGCAAATCCGGCTGAAACAAAGGCCGAAATGCTTTAGGCGTCGGGATCGTTAATTTTGCCATCAACAAAAACCCGTTCGATTGTTTCTATCTTGCCGGTATGTTCCTGCACGTTTGTCTCTTTCCAGCCCATCTGCGTCTTGGCCCAGAAGATAGCCGCCGACGTGTCGCCGTTCATCACCTTGTTAAACAGCGTCCCGCCGACCTTGGCGTTCGCCAGTATCTTACTCTCACGGATTTCCTTCTTGAAATGCTTGGCAAGCGTGTCCGCATCGATGCCGTCGCGGATCACCATAGCAATCTGCTCTTGCGGTATGCCTACGGCCACCATCTGCCCAACCTGCTTGCGCTCGTCGTCCGTTGGCTTGAACGGTGGACGGCCACTGCGGCCCTTTTTGCCTGTCATCTTTTATAGCCCCGAAAAAAACTGTTTACATCTTAGTGCAATAATATATATTGCACTTGAGTTTAACAAATACCAAAGGATCATACCATGACATACAACGGTTGGACAAATTACGAAACATGGCGCGTCAACCTCGAAATTTTTAACGGCACCAATCTCTGGGAAGATGTCACCGCCGAGTTCTGCCAAGATTTAGTCGAACAGCATATTGAGCAAGAATCCAAAGGGCTTGCTTTTGGGTATGCCATGTCATTCCTTGAAAATGTTAACTGGCATGAAATTGCTGACAGCCTCAAGCGGGATTATGAGGATGCTTAGAAATAATTCTTAAAGGCTTTCAAAGGGTAAAACACCAAGCTGTTTCTATAGCCGTTTTCTTTGATAGGAACTATCGGGGTTACACCGTGAATATTTTTCCACGCAGGATAGACTAAGATAGAATTGTTACAGCTATCCACAGTCGCGCCGTAGTCTGGAACAGTGGTGTTTCCGCCTTTTGCGTTCAATCGCTTCGTTATAATCACATTGACGCAGCCTTTTAGGTTTGCCATATCCCGATGATATTGCGCTGCAATATTGAAATTTGATATGGAACTTGTGAATAGGTTTCCAAACCGCCATTTTTTAGGAGCGTTTTCTTCTATGGCTTGTTTTTGCTTCAGATAAATATCTGGCGTGACCTGTTCGATTAGTTTTTCTGCCTCCAAGCAAGAAAGCATCATTGCTTTAATAAAATTTTTTGCTGTCTCAACTTGATGGACGCTCGATATTGTTGGGTAATTTCGACGCATATGTGGTTTCGGAGCCACAGCCCCCAAAATCGTGCTGTATTGCGTGACTAAATTTACACCGGCACGGGATCTTTCTAGTTTGTCTTTTTTGCTTCCCTGTGGTCCACGGCTCATTTCCTGTTTTGGCACTCTATCTGATAAAAATTCAGCATTAGCGATGTTGATATATTTTTGCAGTTTCTCTGGCAAATGATTCATATAGAAACCTACTGTTTCACCTTGGTCATAAAACACAGTATTTTCAGTGATGTTGGGTTCTATTTCCAAACATTTGTCGCCTATCTTTATGTTGTGATTAATTTTTTCAAGATCGACGCGTTTCATTTGACTGTTTTTCCATGATCTGCTGCAAATTTTTTAATATCTATTTTTGCGTCTACTCTGCCAGTTTTTGTTTTTATCAATTTTGCATATGGATGCCAATCTTCCACAATTTTAACAGCCCATTCAGTGTCTCGTTTATTAGAATAATGCTCATGTAGCCCTCCTTTGTTACTGCCTATCACTGGAGAACTAAAAAAATATCTGTTAAACCTTATGGTTCCGTGACCGTTCTTTATCGTTTGCAGCAAAAAATCTCTATCTTCTTTTGTATTATCTTTATAGCGCCAAGATATTTCAGAAACTTTCAACATTGTGCAAACTTCTGAAAATTTGCGATTTACAGAGAACGAAGTTTTTTCGTGCCAAGCATTTTGCCTGTAATTTATTCCAACAAGTTCAAATGGCATATTTTTTACTTTTTCAAATAAGTTATGCCATATTTTTGCGTTAGCTGTGCGATTTTTGCCGTCATAAAAACCGAAACCTGTGACATCGTCGTCGCAAACTATTATCCAATCGTTGCCGTTTGCTACCGCCCAATCAAGTATAAAATTACGAACATACGATATGCCTTTGTCATTTTCACCTATGTCTACAATATTCGGCACTTTGTATGACGAGATTTCTTGTGGTTCAATAAAATGAAAAGTTTTTATATTAGCTTGTTCAAATAATTTGTAAGTTTTTGTTTCCGGCCTTCCTTTTGATGGTATGCAGCAAATCATAGCTTTTCCTTTTCTTCTCTGAGAAAATTCATAAACATATATCCCACATATGCCTCTTTATCGCGCCACCATTTAACTAATTCAGCCGCTTCTTCGTAATGCTCTGCTTCAAATTCAATCTGGATAGCTTTTTTTACATTTTCCTGCATTTCATCCAAGGTGTTTTCTATTTCATCTTCATCATCCAAAATGGAATAATCTATTTCGTCAAAATTAAGCTGAGATGGATGAAAACCGACAAGTTCTAAATCAAAAGCCTGATCTGTCAAATCCTCCATTTCGACCTTGAGCAAATCCATATCCCACCCGGCATTCTGGGGCAGTTGATTATCCGCCAGCACATAGGCTTGCTTCTGGGCCTTCGTCCAGCCGGTCGCCGTCATGGTTGGCACTTCCTCAATGCCCAGCTTCCGCGCTGCCATAACGCGGCCATGCCCTGCTATAATTTCACCGTCTTCGTCAATCAGCACCGGGGTCGTCCATCCCCATTCTTTGATAGACGCTGCAAGCTGCGCCACCTGCTCGTCGGAGTGCGTCCGTGCATTTCGCGCATACGGGATCAGATCATCCACTTTGCGCCGTTCGATTTTATCCGCTGCCCAATCTTTCATTTTGCTTTCCATGTTTGTGTAAAAACCCCTAGCCCGCAGTTGTACCCCCAAACCCCCACCCTTAAGGGTGGGGGGGTTTTTGGGGTACACGTTTCTGCGGTTTTTTGCCCCTCTTACCCCAATTACCCTTTTAGTACCCTAGGGGTTTTTGGGGTAGCACGCAAAAGTTGTTCAAGCATTGCGTGAAACAACCATTGCGGATGCCCAAACCTTATCAATTATGACCCAGCCGTCATGTTGCTTTTCGATCATATTTGCCAAAAGCAACGCCCCGATAAGTTTATTATCGTATGACGGATTGAGCATATTTTTGATAGTTCGATCGGCCATATCGTCGCTTTCAAGTTTGCGGATCAATGCCGCACGGGTCAGATATGGTTGGCCGTCAATATCCTCCGCGCCGGATGTCCACCAAGCATTCTCAAACAGCTTTTGATGTTTGACGATTGGGCTGTCTTTCTTTGCTTTGACAGGCTCTTGTCCGGCCACTAATACCGCGCTGGTCACTTGGTCTCCGTCCTCATCCATCCAGCCAGTAATAGGCACCGACTGCAACTCAGCAAATACCGGCACAGCTTCCTCGGCATCCTTGGATTTACGCTGTACGATCTCAATCGTATCGCCGGGGATAACCGATATTTCAATATCCAACGCCCCGCGCCATGCGCTACTGCCCCGCGCACGGTGCTGTGCCTCGTTTGATACGCCGGTATGATGTACCAATACCACGCTGCAACCGAACTCATGTATCAGCGCCCCACAGGCATCCAGCATCGATTTAGCATCCTGTGCGCTGTTTTCGTCGCCATCCAGAAACCTGTGCAGCGTATCAACCACGATGATTTCCGGCACACTAGGCAGCGACCGAATGGCATCCACCGTTTTCTGGTAGCCCTGCGGGGTGTTTAAATCCAGACCATGCCGTGAAAGCCACATATCCAGCCCGCTGACGGCCTTGTGCTGCTTCCATGCGGCTACCCTACCCCGAAGGCCGTGATGGCCCTCACCGGCCAGATATACCACCGTACCGTGGCGAACCTTATTTCCGAACCATTCGCTGACCGCGCCCTTGCTGGCAACCGATAGCACCATATCCAGCACCATAAAGGTCTTGCCACCGCCAGAGGGGCCGTGAACCATTATGAGTGCTTGACTTTGCAGCCATCGCTTGATTTGCCAGCGGATCGGGTCCGGCTGTTCCGAAAAACTATCGGCAGGGACCAGCCAATCGTCTGCGGGCGGAAAGAGCAACCCGGCCAGATCACCGCCTGATTGATGATAATCGTTCGCATCGCCTTCGATCGGCGGCATTACAATGCGCCCGCCGTGCTTGGCGCTTGCTTCGTCAGCCTTGTTACGGCCAACACCGGATGCGTCATTGTCTGCCACTATTACGATTTCCTGCGTCTGGCCGTGTATATCGCGCAACTGGCCGACTATTTCCGGCAGGTTATTCGCGCTGTAGGCAATAACGCAAGGCCGACCAGATATCTCGTGGATAGTCGCGGCTGTAGCGTATCCCTCGGCTACAAATATCGGCCCCGGCGTTACCTCGCCCAGCGTCCATGAGCAGGATTTGGTTGTGCCGCCGGGATGGTAACGCTTTTCATCGTCGGAGATATATTGCAGGGAAGCCAGATCGCCGTCTGCGGCGTACAACGGCACAATTAGCCGACCGTCGCCGGTTAGCCGTGCGCCGTGAGGATTGATGCCCTTGCGCTTTAGATAGGGATGATCGGGGCTTGCAGCGATTGCATCACGCCAGATTGTCTCGACAGTGCTGGCTGCAACTTCCGCCTTGCGCTGCCGTGCAAGATCGCGTTCTGCCTTGGCTTCCGATTGCCGCCGTAAAATTGCCATATTTTCAGCGGGTGACAGATCGCGGCCAATTTCGGCCTTAAACACCGCATCGATCTGATCGCGCCAGCACCCAAAACGACCGGCCACCGGCTCATCTGGAAACGCAATATACCAGCCTGAATCGTCGCGCTTGCGGCCTTTGGTACTAAAGCGGTGAAGCTGGCCGTCTATTTTGATATCACGCGGCGGTTCAATCCCAGCGGATCGCATGGCGTCAGCCAGTTGCAACTCAGGTGGATCAACTTGTTTGCTGGACGGGACAAACGGCCCGCCGAATATGTCTTTGATGTCAGCCATTTCCTCGCTCCAGTATATTTCTCACCAACCTAGCGTAGCCCTCAATATCAAGCCAGTGGTCAATGTTGTCGGGGTCGCCGGAAACAATCCGCGCCATTTTGCTCGCCATCATGTCGAGGCTTTCGCGCTGGGCATATGACAAACTGCCGGTATCACAAACATCTCTCAGCGCCATTTTTATAAGCTGCGAAATTTTGGCAACGTCGCGGTAGTCACCATATTGTTCCTCGCGCTGGTCAAGGGTGTCCATCACATCGCTCACGACGCCTTCAACTCCCCATCGCTCAAGCGTTCAATCTCAAACTGCCGCAGTTTAGGCGGATGGTCGCCCCAGCGATATGTACCGTGCAGTCCAATGCCGAGCGCCTCGGCCATTTTCTTGCGGTCGCCAAAGTAGGCAATAGCTTCTTCCGTTGTCATTTTTTTTGCTCCTGTGTGAAATTAACTGTTTACACCATAATACAATCTGTGTTTATATGTAAATACAAAATCGCAACCGGATAACCCAACCGCGATTAAGCAGGAGAAAAAGACATGAACGACCTTGATGTAATGTACGACGACCAAGGCATTGTAGAAGCCGCCCTTTCAATCGCCCGCACGGTTCGCGACGAAGTACCGGCAGGACGCTGGACCCGCTCCGCAGTGCTTCCCGGCATCGGCGTTACCATCAGCGCGATGGCAAGCCGCATCAGCCATACCGCAGCGGCGGCAGAACTTAAATCATTTGGCGATTACGTTGGCGAGACTTTCGACAACGACGATCTGGACGGCCTGATTCAGGATTTTCTGGTCTGCGCTCAAACGCTGGTCGAAGACGACCGTTACTTTAACTAAACCCACAGGAGATAAAAAATGGCTATCAATCTACAAAACACGAACACCGTATCGGCCAGCAGCATCAAGCTGCTAGTCTACGGCCAAGCGGGCGCAGGTAAAACCTCGCTCATTCCGACCATGCCGAAGCCGGTCATCTTATCGGCGGAGGGCGGGCTGCTTTCTATCGCCGGGTCCGACATCCCGTTTATCGCAGTCAACAGCATGGACGAACTGCGCGAGGCATATACATGGCTGGCTGGTTCCGACGAGGCCAGAGCATACGACAGCGTGGCGCTGGATAGCATCAGCGAGATTGCGGAAGTCTGCCTTGGACATGAAAAGGCCAAAGCCAAAGACCCGCGTCAGGCTTATGGCGAAATGCAGACGACTATGGCGGAAGCCATCCGATCATTCCGCGATTTGCCAAAGCACGTCCTGATGACGGCCAAGCTGGAAAAGTCACAGGATGAAATGGGACGGATGCTTTACAGCCCATCGATGCCGGGTAATAAAACCGGCCAATCGCTGCCGTACTTCTTTGATCTGATGCTGGCCCTGCGGGTTGAGAAAGACGCCGAAGGCGTATCGCAGCGCGGCCTGATGTGTGACAGCGATGGCCTTTGGCAAGCCAAGGATCGCAGCGGCAAGCTGGATCAATGGGAAAACGCAGACCTCGGCGCAATCATTGCCAAACTTGGAGCAAAATAATGTCCCTTGAAAATCTCAGCCAGAACTGGCTTGACGCAAAGCAAGCCGAAAAGGTCGCAACCGAACGTCGGCGCGAACTGGAAGACAAACTGCTTTCCTTGATCGGCGTTGCCGAAAACATGGAGGGTACTGAAAATGTTGAAACGGACGGAGGATATAAAATCAAAATCACTGGACGCATGACCCGCAAAGTCAACGGCGAACGCATCCAAGAAATTGCAGCGGAGGAGGGGTTAACAGATCATTTGCAGAGCCTGTTCCGTTGGAAGCCGGAGATCAATATGTCCGCGTGGAAAAGTGCAGACAAAGCGATCACCGGGCCGCTACTCGGCGGCATTACCACCCAGCCCGGACGGGCTTCATTCACCATTACAAAAGGATAATCTAATGGCTTTTCTCGACGAGACTTTTGACATTGCTGAAATGCCGGTTACGGAGCAGCGCAGCTTCGACCCGGTGCCAGCAGGATGGTATACCGCAGCAATTGCGGGTGCCGAACTTAAAACCACCAAGGCCGGAACTGGCAACTACATTGCAGTACGGTTTGATATAACCGGGCCGGAGCATCAGGGGCGTGTGGTTTTTACCAACCTGAACACCCGCAACCCAAACCCGAAAGCGGAGGAAATCGGGCGGGCGCAGCTTGGTGACATCATGCGGGCAACTGGCGTTGCAAAGCTGGAAGACACTGACCAGCTACTTGGCGGCAATTTGTCAATCAAGGTCACGGTCAAAAACGACCCGACCTATGGCCCCGGCAACGAGGTCAAAGGCTTTAAGGCCGTTGACGGCTCCGCACCGCCAATAGCTGCCGCACCCGCTGCGGCTGCACCGGCAGCACCATCCGCAGCCCCGCCTTGGGCAGCTAAATAGCAAGGAAGGCCGGGGGCTAATAACCCTCGGCCACTTTTACATGACAGCAATACCACCACCCATTCACAGCATCGCCAATCTGATTGACGAACACCACGCCAGCCAGCCGGACGAACCGCGTCTGCATCTGGGCGGCTCTATGCTGGGCCATCCCTGCGAACGCTGGCTCTGGCTGTCGTTTCGCTGGGCAGTGCGCGAGAAGTTCCCCGGTCGCATCCGACGCCTGTTCCGGCGCGGTAACAATGAGGAAGACATCATTACGGACGATCTCAAAGCCATCGGCATTGATATCAACAGCACAGGCGATCAGCAGCGTTTTATTAAATTTGGATCGCACGTTGGCGGATCGGTTGACGGCATCATTGAGTCCGGCGTTCCCGGTGCTGAGAAAACCCGCCATATTGCGGAGTACAAAACCCACGCCAAAAAGTCTTTTGAAGATTTGGAAAAGAAGGGTGTGCAAGCATCCAAGCCAATGCACTGGGCGCAGATGCAAATCTATATGCTCGGCACTAAGATCGAACGTGCGCTGTACGTTGCCGTCTGCAAAAACGATGACCGCCTTTATACTGAGCGAGTGAAATATGATGCAGAAGCCGCCAAAAACTTACTAGATCGCGGACGACGCATTGCCACGACCGAACGCATCCCTGCGCCGATATCAACAGATGCAAGTTGGTATCAATGCAAGTTCTGTCCGGCGCATAGCTTCTGCCATAAGGAGCAACTAACCCAGCACGTTAATTGCCGCACTTGCGCTCAGTCTACGCCGGAGGGTGATGGCACATGGTCGTGCGCCAGATGGGAAAGCAAGAACATTCCCGGCGATTTTCAGAAGACCGGCTGCGATAGCCATGTGCTGCACCCTGATCTGGTGCCGTGGCCTGTAAAGGACAGCAACACGCCGCACGAAGCCGTGTATGAGATTAACGGCAAGGATATCCGCAACGGTGAAGGCGATGCTTATGTTTACAGCAGCAAGGAATTGATTGCTGGTGGCAAGGCTTGCGCTGATGACGGTGTGCAGCAGGTGCGGGAAGCCTTTCCCGGTGCGGAAGTTGTCGAGGTGCGGGATGCTTCGTGATTACCAGCGCCGCACCATTGACCAGCTTTACAAGTGGTTTGCGGATGGTCGTAAAGGCCATCCGTGCATTGAACTGCCGACCGGATCAGGCAAAAGCCATATCGTTGCTGCGCTCTGCAAAGAGGCAATTCAGACATGGCCGGAAACCCGCATCCTGATGCTGACGCACGTTAAAGAACTGATCGAACAGAACGCCGAGAAAATGCGCGATCATTGGCCGAACGCACCGCTGGGCATTTATTCGGCGGGTATGCGGCGGCGGGATATTGGCGAACCGATTACGTTTGCCGGTATTCAATCAGTGCGGAATAAAGCCGACCAGATCGGCCACGTTGATTTGGTGCTGATTGATGAATGTCATCTAGTAAGCCACAAGCAGGAAGGCGGCTACCGCAAGCTGATTGACGACCTTACATTAATTAACCCGGCGCTGCGGGTGATCGGCCTGACAGCCACGCCGTACAGGCTAGGCCACGGCTATATCACCGACGAGCCAGCGTTGTTTTCGGATATTATTGCGCCTGTCAGTATTGAAGAATTGATCTTTAAGAAACACCTCGCACCGCTGCGGTCCAAGCTGACAAATCACAAGTTATCTGTTGATGGCGTACACAAGCGCGGCGGCGAATATATTGAAAGCGAACTGCAAGCCGCCGTGGATACAGACGATCACAATGCGGCAACGGTGGATGAGGTTATCAGCTTGGCCGGTGATCGCCGGTCGTGGCTGTTTTTTTGTGCCGGTGTAAAACACGCCTATAACGTAGCTGATATTTTGAATGCTCGCGGCATTGTCGCCGCAACGATTACAGGCGAAACGCCAAAAGCAGAACGCGAGCGAATCATCGCCGGTTTTAAGTCTGGCGATATTCAGGCGCTGACAAACGCAAACGTTTTGACAACCGGGTTCGATCATCCTGACCTTGACCTGATTGCTATGCTGCGGCCAACGCTATCCACCGGCTTGTATGTGCAGATGGCTGGGCGCGGAATGCGACCCAAGAACCACACCGACCATTGCCTTGTGCTGGACTTTGCTGGTGTCGTGCAAACGCACGGCCCTATCACAGCGGTCAATCCTAAAAAGCCTTCAGGCAAAGGCGAAGGCGAAGCGCCGGTCAAAGCCTGTGAAAATTGTTTTGAACTTAATCACATATCCGCAAAGGAATGTGTTGCTTGCGGCGAACCATTCCCAGCGCCAAAACCAACCAAGCAAAAATTGCACGACGACGACATCATGGGTTTGGACACAACCGAGATGAACGTGACTGAATGGCAGTGGCGTCGGCATATAAGCCGCGCCAGTGGCAAGGAGATGCTGATGGTGACGTATTATGGCGCACTGTCAGACAAGCCGGTAAACGAGTACCTGACGGTGATGCACGACGGGTATGCCGGACAGAAGGCGCGGGTGTCGTTGGTCAAGATTGCCAGCAACGCGGGAGTACACGGCGTAACGCTTGATAACCAACTGGACGATGTAGCATTTGATCTGAACAAAGCCACGCCGCCCGCATTGATAAAATTTCGGCAGGATGGCAAATTTTATCGCGTGACAGATCGGAGATGGGGATGAAAACCGAACACGAAGAACAGCGCGAATTTGTAAAATGGATTCGTCAGACATACCCCGGCGTTCGCATATTTGCCATCCCCAACGGCGGGCAGCGGAGCCGCACCACAGGCGCGAAGCTGAAGGCGGAAGGCGTCAGCGCCGGGGTGCCTGATTTGTATATCCCTGCGTGGCGCTGCTGGGTTGAGATGAAGCGCGAGACGGGCGGCAAGATTTCGGCGGTGCAAAAAGATTGGCTGACATATTTGCAGAGCATTGGTGACAAGGTGATTGTCGGGCATGGCTGCAAAGACGCTCAAAATAAAATTAAACTTTTGTGCAAATAGGTGTTTACATCATCGTTGGACTAATGTATAAAATAGGGTAAGGGGCAACCGGATAGGCCGACCGCCCTAAACAAGGAGACTACGACATGGCTAATTTGAAAAAAGTGAACAAGGTAATCGCAGCGAACACCGACCTAGACATCCAAGCCGTGCGCGGCGACGGTTACGTCTACTTTGACGGAGAAGACGGGTTCGGCAAGATCGATTCCGTTTACGCGCACCCGGTGACTACGACGACCGATGAAATGACGCAATTTTGTCTGGAGGCCATTCACGGCGTTTATTTTGATATTTTCGGCGCGGTTGCCGAATGATCACCCGCCGGGGCTTCGGCCCCGGCCACAGGAGACCTGACATGACACGCAAGATACTCGAACAACTCTGCAACCTGTTCATATGGTGCAGCATCTTCGGCCTCACCATTTTCTCGCTGGTGGCGTTTGGCTGATGTTCAAATTAAAGCAGCAGGTTAGCGTAGTTCTGAACGATGGTTCAGAAATTACAGGACAAATTGTTGGCAGGACAATCCAAGAGGAACCCCGTTATGACGTAAAATTGCCAGACGGCTCCATCATTCAAAACGTTGCTTTGCATCTTGGCGACAACTCAAACTATCTGATCAATGCAATTGCGCCATGACAACAGAAGCAAGATTTACACCGGCACAAGTGAAGCTGATGTGCGATTTAATGGATGACCACGGACTAACAGCGCGGGAAGTAGGTGAGAAATTTGGCATCACTCGGAACGCGGTCATCGCGCTGCGGTATCGCGCAGGTCGCGCAAAGCCGAAACAACATGACCCGCTGATGGCAGGTAAGAATCAGATACCATCGAAGCCATGTCTGCGCTGCGGATCAAATGCACCGCGTGATCCGGTGCATCGCATTTGTGATAACTGTAAAAATTCAGATGTTTTTGGAGGGATGTATGGAGCGTATTGATTTTCTTTCTGTGCCAGATATTGATTGGGGCGGCAGCTTTGTCAAAACGGCGCAATCAAAACCTATCGCAATATCAGACAACAGTTTGCTGAGACGGCTATTAGAAGAAAACCCGAATATCAAAAAGGAACTTGAAAATGAAACAAGGTGATATTGTTTACGGCGAAAACAATCGGCAATGGAAGTTAGTGCTGGATAACGGTGAGGGACTTTGGCTTGCTCATGTTTGGACGCCAGAGTCCGCTCATATTCAAGGCATTAGCCCGCCGTTGCATATTGTAAACGAAAAATATATGACATTGACCGAACAGGATTTATCGGTAAAATGATGTTGTTAGTCTCTCCTGTTAAACTTAGCCCGGCATTCGTGCCGGGTTATTTTTTTGACCGCTTCCACGTTAGGAAGTCCGCGCCCTCCTCAAGGTCGGCGAACGCACTAATCCGCTTGACCGCGCTGCCTTCCTCCGGGTCTATCACGAACAGGATTGTCGAACCGTACTCGTCGCGGTGGAAATTGTGCCGGGTTGCATACTCGTCAATCCATTTGTAGCCACGGGCGCGGGCTTGCCAGACGACACGACCGTCATCCAGTTCTTCATGCGTCAGCCCCCATGTGTGATGATGCCCGGCCACATAAATATCTGCATCCTCATCGAATAGCGCCGCACGTTTTTGTCCGTGCAGTCTGTTATAGATCGACGTGCCTTTATGGTTATGCGCCGCGTCAATCCTAACCTCACCGCCGCTGGGGAACCTCAGCTTGAATTTAGCCCGCCAATCGATCATCGGTATCTGCGCTACGTTCACCGTTTTTAGAAACGTCGAGAACTCACCGTGCATCGTATCGTGGTTGCCGTGCAGCCAGACCACCCACGGCACACCAGCATCACGTAGGAACCACCGAGCCAGCTTGCGTTCTGTCGGCTTGCTAATGTCATCCTCGGCGTAGAGGTAGATCATCCTGCCCCAGTTGTCAGCAGTGTCTCCGATGTTGACCGCCATCATGCCCTCGGTCTGCGACATGATCTCGATGTCGCGCCGCAGCAACGGTATATTACAATGCGTACCCAGATGCGGATCACCGACGACGGCCAGCCCAACCGGACCATCAATGCGGACGTTCACATCGAACCAAGTTTTTGCATCCTCGTTCGCCAGCTTCTTTTCAAACCGGCGAGACAGGTGGTCAAGTATTGCATCAACTTCAATATCTTCGTCGGGGAAAACAGGCAGATCAAAAACCGGCTTGTCTTGCGGTTCACTTGCTGGCTTGTATTGCTCCCAATCGATCTTGCGATACATACGCTCAGCGGCTTGTCGTTTGGATGACCCGCTGCTGCGTGGGATATTCAGTTCATTGGTTGCCTCGGCCAGTGCGCCATTTAATCCCTGCACAGTTGTCCCCATTGGGGGATAGCCTTCACGCAATTTCTGCTCAACCAGTTCGACAAACTTTTTGGCGTCGGCTTTAGATATTCCGGGATTAGCCATCTATGCTCTCCAGCCGCCTAGCGTGGCGTTCTGTGCGGTTTGTGGTCTGCCGGTACAGGTTGCTGTCCCGAAGCTGTGCTGCCGCCTCAGACCAATCTTTAGCCTCAACAGCGGCATGGTGTAGCTTGAACTTTTGGTATCGTGGCAACCCTAGCTGGAAGCACAGAGAAGCGATAACAATCCGCGCCGCGTCCGGCAGGTCGTCAAAGTCTGGATGCAGCCACCGCGCATCCTTCAGCGCAATACCGACATCCTGATTGTACAATTGCGTGACACGCGCTTCGCTTATCTCCGTGCCGATGGGCCATGCGTATTCGCGGTCAGATTCGATAATCAGATGCCCGATGCCGCACGTCGGATTGCCGAGATGGTCTTCGTAAATTTCATGCACGATGCCCTCGTCCGCTTCCAGCGTCAGGCGTAGGCTTTCCTCAAACGTCATCGGCCCTGCCCTCGGTACTTCTTCCACGACCTGCGCTTGTTCTTATTCGACGGCTTGCTGTTAGGCCCGTTACCGATGCTGGTGCGGTGCTTTATTTTCAGCGGTTGCCATTCAGAAACGCCGACGCCATTGGATTTCGTAGCCATTATTTGCTGACCTGTTTAATTTTCTCCACGGTCCTTAATCCCCCGAGACCTAAAAGCCCCATCAACACTGGCATCATCTGTGACATGTCAAGCGTCGGCAGTTCCACGAGATGTCCTGTCTGCGCCAACACAAACGATGCAAGCGGGAACACAATAAAGTTAAGCCCCATTGCGCCCCCGCACATCCAACCGATAGCTGGACGCCATCCGCTTACAAACACAGAACGGCTTGCCGCTTCAACTTTGTTTATCTCTAGTTGAGCAAGGTCAATCTTTGCGAGGTGCATCGTTAGTTGCGCCTCAATCTCACGCTCCGCAGCGGCTCGCTTCTCTTTGTCCTCCGGGAGGAATCTTCCCGCCACATCCATCACAGACGGTAGTACAGCCGATAATAGACCTATCATTTTGCAACCCTTTCGTTTGCCACAGGCGGATGGACGCCGTTGTGGATTTTATGCATCCGCGATGCCTCGTCTTTCAGGTAAGCAATGTCTGACAGCATGGTTGCGGTTTGCATATTGCGGCGCTCCAACACATCAGGCGCGTTCATCTTGGCGAGGATGTCAAGGCGCTGTTTAACCACGGCCTCTCCATTGTCGAGCAGATCAATGCGCTGATCGATTTTGCGTATCCGCCCTTCTATGTCGCGCAGAGTTTCTTGAATTACGCGGATTGACATCTTGCCTACGGCTGCTGCTCCAGCCACGGAGAATAGGATGCCACCTACTGTAATAATAAGGCGAAGGTCTATCGCGCCGTCCATCTATTTTCTAAACGCGGCGAACAGCAGCGCAGCCATAACAACGCTTAAAATCATAATTTCACCGTAGCTTAACATTACTGCTTGCGACATTTCTCGATCCACCTTTGCACTGTTTCGGTTTCATAGATGCGGATGATCGACCAGATCAAGGACGCCAAAGCCGCCGCAGCAGGAAGCCATTCGACCAGCGTGGCAAGCACGACTGTGATGCTGCTTACGTCGATGATGGTTTTGGCGTGATCGTCCATCAATCAAGTTCCGGCCAGTCGTACAGGATGCCAGACTTCGTGGTGCTGCCATCATCTTCCAGCGTATACATCAGGAACAGCGCAGCTACCGCATCAGTATCAGCAGCGTCAGTGATAGCCGTTTCCATCTCGGTGGCTTTGGACCGGATTGCGGCACGGTAGGTTGCAATGTTCGCCGGGATTGCATCTCCAGTGTCAGCGTTGCGGATCACGGCCCAGTCAGTCCCAGCAAGAAGTGCGCCCTGCTGCGTCTTGACCTCTGTGATCAGGTTCGACTTGACGCCCTTAGTCACCACCTGCACACCGTCGTCGTCCAGCAGAGGATCGCCGTTCTCGTCTACCTCGTCTACGTCGTCCAGCGCCTTGGCTGTACTGGTAACCGTGCCGTCATCGTTGTAGCCCCAGTTGTACAACCGGCTATCAGGATGCGGCTGCTGCACGATCTCGGTGATGCCTAGTTCTGCCTTACGCTCGGCGCTGTAGGTGTGCCAGCTTGCTGG